CAGAGGTACCAGCAGTGGTGCACCTGTAGCGATTCACGAGGCAGATAGTGATATCTTGAGTCAAACGACTAGAGATAAATCTTATAAAGATAGATTACCAAATGGTAATTATCTTGATAACACAGCCAATCACTTTGTACTGGTAACTGGTAAAAACCCAGCAACAGCGTTGATATCTATGAAAGCTACTCAACTTAAAGTTAGTAGAAAATGGAACTCGATGATGATGGGAATTAAATTGCAGGGTAAAAATGGTTTATTCACACCACCAACTTATAGCCACATTTATAATCTAAAGACTGTTCAGATGTCGAATGACAAAGGAACATGGTTTGGATGGGATGTATCAAAAGTTGGTCCCGTAACTGACAAGGGTGTTTATCAAATGGCGAAGAGCTTTGCTGATAGTGTTGGCAAAGGTCAAGTTCAAGCTAAACACGGAACAGAAGAGAGCAATAGTTCTCCTTACTAGATCCTAGGTAGTGGGCGGGGATGCGAGAGTGGATCCGCCCACTTATAATATATGATTGAGAAGTTTAGAAATATATTTACAGGATTAGACCGTGCTCATGGTGTCACTTATGTAGACAAAAAAGGTGCTGACGGACAGAAGATCAAAGGTAAATCATTTGTAACTAGAGAGTATGTGACAGATGAAATGTGGTCAAAACATTTACAAGGCACAGAACCAAGTCTAGGTATTATTCCAATAACAGATGAAAACACATGCAAATGGGGTTGTGTCGACATAGACTCTTACGCAGGATTCGACCACAAAAAATTAATTGATAAAATAAAAACTTTACACTTACCACTATTAGTATTTAGATCTAAATCTGGTGGTGCACACGTATTTCTATTTACTTCTGTAGCTGTAGAAGCAAAACTAATGCGAGATAAACTTTTATCTATTAGTGCAGTGTTAGGTTATGGTGGATCAGAAGTTTTTCCAAAACAAGTAGAATTAAAATCGCAAGATGATACAGGAAATTTTTTAAATTTACCATACTTTAATGGTGATAAGACAACAAGATATTGCTTTAATGATAAAGGTGAAGCTGTTAATCTAGCTGCTTTTTATTTATTACATGATCTATATAAAATTACACCAGATCAATTAGAAAAATTAATTATAAAGAGACCAGAGTCAGAATTTAGTGATGGTCCTCCTTGTTTAGAATCACTAACACAAACAGATATTAAAGATGGTAGAGACAGAATACTTTATCAATACATACAATATGCAAAACGTAAATGGCCAGAGAATTGGCAATCTAAAATAAATGCATTTAATTATAAATATTTTGAAAAGCATGTAGAAGGACCACTAGAAGATAAAATTGTACAAGGTAAAATAAAATTTAATGATGGTAAAGATTTAGGTTTTAAATGTAATGAAGAACCTATGTGTAATCATTGCGATAAAAATTTATGTCGAACAAGAAAGTTTGGTATAGGCGGTGAGGCTGTGTTTCCATCACTAACGGACTTACAAAAAATATTATTAGATGAACCATATTATTGGGTAAACGTCGATGGTGAAAGAGTTAAACTAGATAATATAGATTATCTAATGGAACAGAGATTATTCAGACGAACTGTTGCAAAACAAATAAATAAAAAACCACCACGTATTACTGTTAAAGAATTTGAAAAATACACTGATATGTTATTACAAGGTGTAGAAGAAGTTGAGGCACCTGTAGGTTCATCACGAATAGATCAGCTATCAAATCATCTAGAAGATTATTGTTTGCAACGATCAATAGGTAGTGTCAGTAAAAAAGACATATTAAATGGTGCTGTGTATACAGAAAGTGGTAAACATGTGTTTACCTTTCATCGATTTTTTCACGGCCATCTTACAAAAAAGAAGTGGAAAGAAGACTACCAAGTAACTCAACAGATGTTGAAAGAACACTGCGGATGTGAAGAAGGACGTATGGTTATTGGTAAAAAGAAACCATCAATTATGAAAGTAGATATCTTTGAAAAACCAGACGATCAATTTACACAAAAGAAATTAAAAGAAGAGGATCCATACTAATGAGAGGCGTGCAACAATTTTTATTTCCTGAACATGATGACTTAAAAACTAAAATTAAAGATGTTGATTATATAGATATCTCTACAATAAGTGCTGACTTGTTTAATGAAAAAAGAAAACACCCATATGAACTTTTACCAAAAGATAAATTTCTTATATTTAAAACAGGTGGTCTTAATCGATGGCGACCAAAATTAGGAGATTGTTTTCCTTACATTAAAAATATGGAAACAGGTGCTATTCTAGGAGCAAGTTTACACAGAACATACATCAGAGCATCAATAACTTTAAACAAACTTGATCCGATAATTAATATTGAATTAAGATTACATAGAATTGCAGCCGAAGCTTTTATAATTAATGACAATGTAGAAAAAAAATTAGTTGTAGATCATATCAATGGTGACAGATTAGATTATAGAATTGAAAATTTAAGATGGACTACTTATTCAGAAAACAATACAGGCAATGAAAGAAAAATGGATGGGGTGTCATATGAAGAAAAATTACTTTTAGGACTTAAAAAATTATGAAGACAATAGTATTAGGACCACCAGGCACAGGCAAGACTCATACTTTATTAAATAAGGTACAAGACTATTTAAAAAATATAGACCCAGATAAGATAGGTTATTTTGCTTTTACAAAGAAAGCAGCCAACGAAGCTAAAGCAAGAGCTATGGATAAATTTAATTATACAGAAGATGATTTACCATACTTTAGAACTTTACATTCACTAGCATTTAGAAAATTAGGAATCAACAAAGACCAGGTCATGCAGAAAAGACATTACGAAGATTTGGGTAGAAAATTAAATTTGTTTATAGACTATAACGAACACGATCAAGAAGAAACAGGTTTGTTTACAACCAAGTCTGATTACCTGCGTTTAATACACCTTGCTAAACTACGTGACATAACTTTAGAACAACAAATTAAATTGGGTGAACATAATACAGAAGTTGATTACGATACATTAATACATTTAAAAAATGAATTAGCTAGATACAAAAAAGAATATGACTTAGTTGATTACAACGATATGATTTTAAAATTTATAAAATCAGATGCGTCTCCAAAGTTTGATGTTGTATTTATAGATGAAGCACAAGACTTATCTTTAATGCAATGGAACATGGCAAAAACTATTTGGAATAAGACACAAGATTCTTTTATTGCAGGTGATGATGATCAAGCAATATTTAGATGGGCAGGAGCGGATGTAGATTCTTTTATTACACAAAAGGGTAAACTGTTGAATCTTACACAGTCAAGAAGAATACCAAGAGCGGTCCATGACTTTGCTTTAGGTATAATTAAACGTGTATCAAATAGAAGATATAAAGAATGGGCACCAAGAGATCATGAAGGATCTTTAAAATTTCATGATGATATTAAAGATATAAATATGTCATCAGGTAAATGGTTAGTGTTAACAAGAACACGTTACATGTTAGAAGATATAGAAGATGAGATGCGTGAACGTGGATGGTATTTTGAAAACAGGTTTAAAAAAATGCCAGAGAAAGATGCAGCTGAAGCTGCACTAGAATGGGAGTCAGCTCGTAAAGGTCAACCTTTAAACTACAAGCAAATAGAAAGACTATATAGTTACATGTCACCAGCACATGTAGATAAAAATTTTTTAAAAGGTTTAGCTCAAGAAGGTTTTTATAGTTTGGCTGACACAGGAATTAAAACAGATGCAGTCTGGTACGAAGCATTTGATAATTTAGATTTTAGAAGAAAGAGTTACATACGTAGTATGCGTAGAAATGGAGAAAACTTAAATGACAAACCAAGAATAAAACTATCAACAATACATAGTGTAAAAGGTGGTGAAGAAGACAACGTAGTATTATTAACAGATCTAACTACGAACACAAATAGATCATATCTAAAACAACCAGATGATGAAACAAGATTATTTTATGTTGGTGCTACACGAACAAAAGAAAATTTACACATCATCAGACCAAAAGATTATGATAAATCTTTTCCAATGGAGGACTATGAGTAAAGTATGGGACAAACAAATTGGTGGGAATCACTACCAACAAAATTTTAAAATTCAACCGAGCAAGTTTGTAATCGAGAATAAACTTTTATTCCCTGAAGGATGTGCTATAAAATATATTTGTAGGCATCAATTTAAAGGGAAGAAAGAAGATTTAGAAAAAGCAATACACTTTATAGAAATGATTATTGAAAGGGATTACTCATGATACAAAGACCGCTGTTCACACCACAGACAGAGTGGATACCACCACAAGATTTTCCAGACTTGTCAGCACATGATGAAATTTCAATTGACTTAGAAACAAAAGATCCAAACTTAAAAACTATGGGATCAGGATCTGTAACAGGTAGAGCTGAGATTGTTGGTATAGCTGTAGCTGTTAAAGATTGGTCTGGGTATTATCCTATTGCACATGAAGGCGGTGGTAATATGGATAAGAAGAAAGTATTAAACTGGTTTCAAGACGTACTAAAAACACCGGCTGTAAAGATATTCCATAATGCTATGTATGACGTATGTTTTATTAGAGCTGCAGGCCT